AGTCCTGGCTATTTTTCCACTATGCGCAATTCCAAATAGATTGTTCGTACTGCCGCTGTCTAAATATGTAGTTGCCATTGTACCTGTCGCTAAAAAAGGATAGGTTTGGAACATCTGCACAACAAGCTTGTCTTCACTCGTAGACTCTATATCCGAATACGGAGAAGCACCAAAACCGGCGCCGAAGATGATCACTTTGTAATTCATGACTCCGTTCGTAACGAGATCCAAATTCCCATGGCCGCTTCCCGTATCGGATAAATACCAATGATCCCCACCGTTACTGTCGTGCCTCAGATCGTAATATTCTGTCCGATCAAAAGCGTCAACGGTATAACCCCATGCTTCCAAAGGCGTTTTAATAAGAGAAAGTGAGCTGTTCGAAGCAGCGGCCCCGTGCATCAATATTAATATTTTGTTGGTTATAGTAAGAGAACTGGGATCTGATAAACCTTTATCCGAGCTATGAAGTGTAGCGCTTGTTGCGGTATTTACCGTAGCACCTGATGTCCGGGAAACTGAAATCCAGGTTAAGAAAACAAAAAATACAAGTGAGAAAAGTCTCTCCTGGAAAAAACTTAACGGAGAGCTTTTACACTCCTTCTCCCACATTGGCGTTTTGGAATTTACTAACATATTTTTTTAACAACATCAGCCCTGGACGCCATTGAGACGGTATTTTGGACACCCCCGGACCACAGCGTTTCGTAGAGCGCTGGTTCTTTGGAAATCTCGACGCGGGTTTTTTTGTACTTACTCACCTAAAGATATTTATGGAAGAACGTCTTGCTCGCTGAACATTAAGTGTACCATAACAGCGTACCCAACGCAGGCGCCGAATTGCCTTGATGAAAATCTTACTATTATCCAAGGCCGTTAATGGTAGCGGTCTTTTTTGTGTACCTATTGCAGCTCAAGTGAGATACAAAATCGGGTTGCTTCGCCGTAAATTGTTAAACGCGACTTGTTAAAAGCCATTTTAAACGGGGGATTAATGGGGGATATGGCTTTTTTCGCTTGATTTCTTAGAACAAGTGTGCTATTTTAATAGCGCAGCACCCAATACTGGCGGCTGTGCGGCGGGCAACGACCCGCCGCAATTCGCAAGCAGATTAGCGAGGAGGATGTATGTCAGGTATCAACTCAGAAGAGTTATCGGCGGCGTCAGGCATCGTGCTGTCGCTGGGGTTCAGCTACATTCCGGGAGTCAGCCGGCGCTTTGACGGGTTGACCCCCACCCAAAAACGCCTGGTGATGTTAGGCCTGCTGCTGGCCTGCGCGCTGGGCGTTTTTGCATTAAGCTGCCTGAACAGCGGCTTGATTACGGCCCCAACCTGTAACCAGGCGGGCGCCTGGGGCCTGGCAAAGGTCTTCGTCGCCGCCTTGATCGCCAACCAGGCGACTTTTACCATTTCTCCTAAAACAATTTCCAAATGACCGATCGCAAGCGCGGCGGCCAGACCGGCAATACCAATGCCCTCAAGCATGGATTCTATGCCCGTCACTTTAAGCCGTTGGAATCCGCCGATCTGGAAACAGCTATGCTCGATGGTCTCCAAAACGAAGTAGCCATGCTGCGCGTGATGATCCGCCGCGTTGTGAACCTGGCCAGCAGCGGGGAGGCAGCCTCCGATTTCGAAACCGCTATTGTCGCCCTTAATACTCTTGGAGCCGCATCAACGCGCCTGGCCGGTTTGCTCCGCATGGAACGCATGATCACCGGCGATAATACCCAGGTCTCAGGCGTCTTAAGTAAGGCCCTGGATGATGTTCTGTCAGAACTGCGAGGAAGTCAATGAATTGTCCCATCCAACGTGACACCGATCACGTTATCTCAACCACTCAAGAATTAGTTAGATCCATGCGTAAGCTCCGCCGTGATCTTACCCACTGCCAGGCTTGCGAAAGCGGCGAAACCTGCCAGCTCCGTTCCACCTTCCACGCCATGATCGACGTCGCCATCGATGAGGTAAATCAGGAATGGAACCAACCAGCTCCGGAAACACAACCGTAGAAGGGTTACAAGCCGCCCTGGTCGCCGAGCAGTTCAGCCACGCCGTTGACTTGCTGCGCTCCGAGCAAAAGCTCATCAATTCCCGTCTTGACCGCCTCGAAGTCGATTCCGGTGACCATGAACAGCGCCTTCGTGCCGCCACCGATGGTGTTACTCAGTTCAAAGTCTGGTCGGGCCTGGCTGCTGGCGGCTCCAGCATCGTTGCTTTAATCGCATTGATCCGGGCTTTCTTTGGTGGATAATTGTCAGATCTGTATACCGTAATTATGAAATTACTGCGGGATGTAGTCCTCTTTTCTAAAACCGCCTCCGGCATCGATCTGAGAGCCTATCAAATCGCCGTCGCCGAGTCTATTGTTAATTCGGTTTTGAAAAACCGAGGCCTCACTTTCGTGGTTATCTTCCCCCGCCAGTCCGGGAAGAACGAGCTGCAAGCTCAGATCGAAACCTACCTGCTGACCGTGCTGGCTCACACCGACGCCGAGATCGTGAAGGTATCCCCCACCTGGAAGCCGCAAACCCAAAACGCCATGCGCCGCTTGCAGCGCATCCTCGACCGCAACCTGCTGGCCCATGAGCTCAAATGGTCCAAGGAATCGGGCTACATTTACCGCATCGAAAAGGCCCGCATCTTTTTTCTTTCCGGGTCCCCCACCGCCAACGTGGTTGGCGCTACCGCCTCAACTCTGCTTGAATGCGACGAAGCTCAAGACGTACTCCCGTCCAAATGGGACAAGGACTTCGCACCCATGGCCGCCTCCACCAACGCTACCCGCGTGTTTTGGGGCACCGCCTGGACCAGCCGCACGCTGCTGGCCCGTGAGCTGCGCGCCGCCCAGGCCGCCGAGAAGCTGGACGGTATCCGCCGCGTGTTTATGATCGACGCTAACACCGTATCCCAGGAAGTACCCGCCTATGGAAAGTTCGTAGAAGAACAGGTCGCCAAACTCGGACGCCAGCACCCCATGGTCAAGACTCAGTTCTTCTCGGAAGAAATCGATGGGGAAGGGGGCATGTTCCCCGCCCGCCGCCTGGCCTTGCTGGCAGGCAGTCATCCCAGGATATTCTCCCCAGGTCAGGGGAAAATATATTGCTTATTGGTAGACGTCGCCGGCGAGGATGAAGGCGTTACTGGCGACCCCGCCGACGGCGACAACCTGGCCAACCCGCGCCGTGACTCCACCGCTCTTACCGTTGTCGAAGTAGACCTGGCCGGGTTGGCCGATCCGCTTATCAAAGCGCCTGCGTACAAAATCGTCGATCGTAAGTCCTGGATTGGCACTAAACATCCAGCCCTCTACGGCCAGATCCGCGCCCTGGCCGAGCTCTGGTCGGCGCGCTACCTGGTGGTAGACGCTACCGGCGTGGGAGCTGGCCTGGCTTCTTTCCTCGATAAAGCCATGCCCGGAAAGGTGATTCCTTATGTGTTCAATTCAAGCACCAAGTCAAAGTTGGGTTGGGATTTCTTGAGCCTGATCGAAACCGGCAGGCTCAAAGATTATGCCGTCAATGAGTCATTTGCTAATCTTTCTTCATCCGAAGAAACCTTAGCGATCTTGGCGTCTTTGCGGTTCAATGATCCCTCTTTACCCAAAAAGACCTTAGCGTCCTTGGCGTCTTTGCGGTTCAATGATTCCGAACAGGAAGAATTTATCGGCCAGCTCGAGGCCTGCCAGATGGAAATTATCCCAGGCCCCGACCGCCGTATGAAGTGGGGCGTACCTGATGGGACTCGCTCTACCGCCTCCGGCGCATACCTGCACGATGATTGGATCCTCTCCGCCGCTCTGGCCGCCGTCCTCGATGCGCAGCCGTGGAGCGCCGCCGGCCCCGCTATCATGCTCCACCGCCCCGATCCCCTCCTGGAGATCGACCGTGAAGGCTTTTAACAAGCTCATAGCTAATAGCTAATAGCTAGTAGCTAATAGCTGTGAGCTCTGACTATGAGCTATGAGCTATGAACTATGAACTATGAACTATGAGCTATGAGCTATCAGCTAAAAAGGAGTAATTATGTCCGCTCTCTCAGGTCAAAAAGTAGTAACCACCGCCGGAACCGCCGTCGCCCTGGGTTCGCTCCAGGTCAGCGCCCCCATCATGGTCAAGGCATTGGATACCAATACCGATTATGTCTATATCGGCAACGACGGCGCCGGTGACGTCTCAAGCGCTAATGGCTTGCAGCTCGCCGCAGATGAAGCCATCGTATTCCAGTTCGTGGGTAATCTCGGTTCGATCATGCTCAATTCGGTGGTCAATGGCGAGGGCGTCTCATGGCTCGTTTTAGACGCTTAAATCCATACCTGTTTCAGACCGCGACCGGTCTAAAACTCACCAAACTCCCGCGCCCACAGATCCTGCCTTTCGTGGATAACTTCAACCGCGCCGATGGCGCCCTCGGCAACGGCTGGATCGCCCCTACCTGGCTGATCAGCGGTAACAAGATAGCCAATGATCCAACCTCGGGATCATCCGAGATGTTTGCCAATCCAGGCTGTGAAGGTACTTACGTTTCCGGTCTAACGCCTAATTGGGGGCATTACGGGACGTGTACGCGTCTCGAGGAGGACACGATTATACATGGCGGTAGTAAAGCACAAAAGGTAATTGGTGATGTCGTTACCAGTTCAGGCGTCGGGCCTGATGCTATTACCGTTACTATAGACCGTTGGTATATGTTCAATGGCTGGATAAGAAATGATGGGCCGGGCAACGTGTACGCCAAACGCAATTCAAGCAGATTAGCAAATATCAACATTTTAGTTGGACCAACCAGTAGCGTTTATAAGCATATATTGGGATATGATGTGGCCGCGTCAACCGGCGTAGAGACCATCGTGGCGGAACAGTCTGGTACAACTCCTACCACCTGGTATGTAGATGACTGGTCTCTAAAAAGTTTTACTTATACAAATTTATTTGCTCTCCACTCTTATTTAGCCGTCAATTTCGTTTGCAAAGTCGCCATTAATTATGTTTATCCAGGTGAGGCCGGTATCATGGTTAGTCTGGATGATCCGGCGAACCCACTTAATTATATGTTTGCCGAGGTCCGTTCAAACGGAACAATGATTTCTTTATGGAAATGCCTGAACGGAACCAGAACATTAACGGCCGCTACTGCATCGATAACACCGGTCGCCGGTGAAACTCTTGAAATCCGCAAGATCGGTACAACCTACAAACTTTACTATGCCGGCCGCCAGGTAGGTCCAGATGTCACCGTGACCGACGCCGCCATCCTCAATGGTCATTATGTGGGCATGTATTCTTATGGTTCTTCGACTATTGATAATTTCTCTATCTGCCAATATGGCTGGCCACTGTCTTACACCGTTCCCGATTATTCGGGGTACTACACAGCCGAACACTACACCGCCGGGCAGGGCATCGTTTCCTTGCGCTTCGATGATGACGATTACCGAAATTACACCGTTATCTATCCATTACTTGCAGCTCGCAGCCTGAAAGCCGGTTTCTCAGTTGTACGCAATGGAATTGGTTATACCAACTGCCTCACTTTGTCCCAACTGCTCGAAATGCAAACCGCCGGAATGGAAATTATGTGCCATTCCTTTACCCACACCGCCCCGCCCGATTGGCCAACCTTTGTAGACGAAACCGAGGGCGCTCTAATGGAAATGCGCGCCTTGGGTTTGGATGTGTGTTCGTTTGTAATGCCTGGGAGCTGGCTAGCAGATCCTTATTTTATCGATAACATCGATCACTACGGATCAAGTGTAGATGTTTTCTTGCGCCGGTGGTTTAAATATTATATGGCATCGATTACTCCGGATTTATCATGGTATCGGGCGCTGCCACGTGTACAGACCTGGGGTTCTGGTTATTGGAGCATAAACTATATGACACTGGCTTCCTTCGAATTTTACGTTGACCGATGCGCCTTAAATGGTTATGGAATGGATGTCGTGTGCCACGTGCAGAACCTGGATACCACTGGTAATATGACTTTAACCGATCTAACATCCGCACTTGATTATCTTGCCGCAGCCGTCGCCGCCGGCTCAATCGTGGTCAAAACTCCCACCGCTCAAATCTTTGCGACGCCATCATGAACTCATCATACCGTCCTTCTTCGTTTGCCTTAAACCTAAGCACTCTTAGCGTCCGACGCTCTATGAGCGTAAGCGCCCTTTGCGGTGAAATCTTCCCTTTCCCTCCAAGGGGCCGAATAATGTCCGTCTTTTCTTTATCTCTTCCCTCCAAAAACCTTAGCGTCCTTAGCGCCCTTTGCGGTGAAATCTTCCCTTTCCCTCCAAGGGGCCGAATAATGTCCGTCTTTTCTTTATCTCTTCCCTCCAAAAACCTTAGCGAACTTAGCGTCTTTGCGGTGAAATCTTCCCTCTTTTTAAATTTTCGTGTATTTCGCGTATTTCGTGGTTAAACATCCTATGAAAACTCCCTCCCTCCTCTCCCGCTTCACCGACCGCCTCTTCTCGGGGCGTATGAACGCAGAGATCCAGCGCCGCGTCGACCTGGCCGTGCGCGCCGTCGATGACAGCCACGACCGCAGCCTCTCCGCCAATACGTACCCACGCGACCGTTACGACTACGACCGTGAAACCGTCCTGGCCGACGCCCTCGAAGCCTGGCGCGTCAATCCCCTTGCCCGCCGCATCGTGGAGCTCACTTCTCAATATGTGGTCGGTGGAGGCCTCTCCATCGAGTGCAGCCATGAAAAAACCCATCAGTTCATCAAGGACTGGTGGACCCACCGCCTGAATAGAATGGATGTTCGGGTTTTTGAATGGTGCGATGAGCTCAGCCGCTCCGGTGAGCTCTTTATCGTGCTGTCCACCGATGACGCCGGTATGTCTTACCTGCGCGCTGTACCCGCCTTCGACATCGAAGAGATCCATACCGCCGACAATGATCTCGAACAAGAGACCGAGATCATTGAAAAGGCAGACGATACGCTCCAGAAACGCTCCTGGAAGGCCTACAGCGCTCAGAGTGACTTTAAAAACGAGAAGGGGTTGTTTGATACGGTCATGATTCATTATGCCGTAAATAAGCCCGTTGGCGCGAAACACGGCGAATCGGATTTAGCCCCCATGCTCAAATGGCTCAGCCGTTACGCCGCCTGGCTGGAAGACCGCGCCCGCCTGAATCGCTTCCGCAATACCTTTATCTTCTGGATAAAAGCTAAATTCAACTCCGCCGCCGAACGTCTCACCCGCCAGGCCGAGCTCAACGCCAACCCGCCCAACCCCGGCTCGCTCTTGGTCACGGATGAAACCGAGACCTGGCAAGTTCTGTCGCCAAAACTGGAAAGCGCCGACGCCGCCGAGGATGGATTGGCCATCAAGAAAATGATTGCTGCCGGGTCAGGCGTTCCGCTCCATTTCCTGGCCGAACCCGAATCGTCCACCCGCACTACTGCCGAGAGCGCCGGTGGGCCTACCTTCCGCCGTTTCCAGCAGCGCCAGCTTTATTTCCTCTGGATGATCGAAGACCTTGCCAAAATCGCTATCCGCCGTCGCAAATCTTACGACCGCATGGTCAACGACAAAGCGCCTTTGCGCCTCTCCGGATATGACATCTCTGCCCGGGATAACGCCGCTCTGGCCGTGGCCGCCTCTACCGTCACCGGCTCTTTCCTCGAGCTCCGCAATCGAGGCCTCATCGATGACGCCGAGCTGCTGCGCATCGCTTACCGTTTCGCCGCCGAGAATGTAGACGTCGAAGGCATGCTCAAGCGCGGTAAAGAAGCCGGACCCTATACCCCGCCTGGCCAATCATCCGGTACGGGCGATGGTACGGGCGGGTCCGGGACCCGCCCTGATCCGGGCACACCTAAACCCGATAAACCTTCGGCCGGTTCATCGAAGGATAACCCCCTCCGTCCCTCCGGTGTCAAGATCGATCCTGTTACCGGCGACGTGAAAGGAGCCGAGTAATGTCCGCCATTCTCTTATCTTTTCCCTCCAAACCTTTCGTGTCTTTCGTTCCTTTCGTGGTTAATTCTTTTCCTTTCTTATCTTTTCCCTCCAAAACCTTCGTGCCCTTCGTGTCCTTCGTGGTTAAGTCTTTCCTTTTCCTATCCTTTCCCTCCAAAACTTTCGTGTCTTTCGTTCCTTTCGTGGTTAAGTCTTTCCTTTTCCTATCCTTTCCCTCCAAAACTTTCGTGTCTTTCGTTCCTTTCGTGGTTAATTTTCTTTCCTTCCTCCAAGGAGCCAACCAATGATTACCGGTTTAACCATGTTCGTCTGGATGATCAAAGAAGTATTCAAGGGTGATCTGCAGCAGATCCTTGCCCGGGTCCGGCAGCTAAAGATAACAGCCATCTTCTTGAAAGTCTCTGATGGGACCGGTAAGTACAATTTGCGCCCGGATGATCAGGATAATCCTAAACAGTGGTTTGATGACCTGGTAGGCCCATTTGTAGCAGCTTTGCAATCCGCCGGCGTGGCCGTGTGGGGATGGGGATATATCTATGGTCTAAACCCGGAAGGGGAAGCCGAGCGCGCCGCCGAGCGGGTCAAAACACTTAATCTGGCCGGTTGGGTCATCGACGCCGAATCGGAATACAAAAACCACCCGGAGTGGGCAAAGCGTTATATAGCCAGGCTCAGGCAGCTCTTACCTGATACCAAAATAGGCTTGTGCTCTTATCGCTTTCCTGACCTTCACCCTGAGTTTCCCTGGTCTGAGTTTATGCCCTTGGTGGATTTCTACATGCCCCAGGTCTATTGGCAATCTTCACATGACCCCAGTGTTCAACTGACTATATGCCTTCGAGAATACCGGGATCTTGAGAAAAAGCTGGGTCTATCCCAAAAGCCCATTTACCCAATCGGGGCAGCCTACCACGAAAACGGCTGGCAGCCGACCGGGGACGAGATGCAGGAGTTTTTCCAAAAGGCAATAACGATGGGCCTGCAGGCTGCGAGCTGGTGGGAGTGGGGCTGCGCCTTCCGCGCCAATCTGGAAAGCGAGTTTGAAAAGATGATCTGGCCAGGCGTTGCAACAATCCCCGCCATTGATCCGGTCGTAATCCCTGAACCGTTGTCGGTAGAAACTCGCCTAAGTAATTTGGAGAGCCAGGTTACCGAACTCCGGGCTTTGATTGTTGCTGGCTGAATTAGGAGGGAATTATGTTAATTGTATTGTTTGCGACAGTAATTATTTTTGTTCTTTGTTTTGTAATTTGCCCTTGTATCAGGTCTTCTCAGATCAGCCGAATTGAAGAAGGTAAAGAGATAAAGTGAGAAAAGAAGAACCAACCCGCGAGCTCGTTTGGTCGTTTGGTGGAGGACGCCAGTCTATCGGCATACTTGCTCTTATTGCCAAGGGTCAGTTGCCGAAGCCTACTCATACCATCATTGCAGATACTAGCCGCGAGAGCTTCTTGACCTGGGATTACACTCAAAAGTACACCATTCCTTTGATGAAAAGTTTAGGAATGAATTTAGAAATAGCACCACACACCTACGCTTACCGTGATCTATATTCTCAAAACGGACAATTGCTTATTCCAGCCTTTACTCAAACCGGAATGTTTCCAGTGTATTGCTCATCTGAGTGGAAAAAACTAGTCCTGCGCCGTTATATGCGCTCAATCGGTTACGGCCCTGATAAGCCGGTCTTGCTCTGGTTGGGTATCAGCCTGGACGAGTTTACCCGAATGAAATCGTCAGATGTCAAATGGATCAAGAATCATTATCCGCTTTGTCTCGATCTCCAGGTAACACGCGATGAATGTATCGCAGAAGTTTTAAGCCTTGGCCTACCTGAACCGCCTAAATCATCTTGCTGGATGTGCCCAAATCGCCGTGATGTCGAATGGATCGAACAGCAGTATGAAGCGCCAGTAGATCATGAGAAAGCAATAATCCTTGACCGTATGATCAGGGAGAAAGACAAACAACACAGCCTTTATCTTCACGAAGCCAGAAAGCCGTTGGATCAAATTATTTTCAATCCAAAGAAGGTTGCCCCAACATATCACCAACAATGTATCGTTGAGTGTTGGACCTAAAAGGAGAAATCTATGCCAGAAAATAATGATGTTTCTTTTCCCTCCCAAGAAAACTTAGCGTCCTTAGCGCCTTTGCGGTTAAGCTCTTCCGATCATCAAATAAAACTCGAAGCCTCCGGCTTCGTCACCGCCGCCGGCCGCTTCGAAATCGACGCCATCACCGCCGGCGAAGGCAACGGCTGGTTATTTACCGCCGACGTGCTCAAAGACTCGCTCCAGTTGTGGGAGGGTGCCAATTGTTTTATCGACCACTCGTATTGGGGTGGGCGCTCCGTGCGTGACCTGGCCGGTATCTTTCACAATCCCACCTGGAACGATTCTACCAATGGCGTGCGCCTGGAGCTCCAGACCATGGGCCCTTGCGGGCCCCTGGTCGAAGAGCTGGGCCGCCAGGTCTTGAAAGAATCAGTTAAACCCAAAATAGGTTTTAGCGCCGATATCGTCTTCTCGGCGGTCAAAAACGAGGTCAAGAAGATTTTACGTGTGTTAGAACTCGACCTCGTATTCAATCCTGCGCGCGGGGGCGCCTTCGTGCGGGCTCTTAATTCTGTAGGTTATGGAGGTTTGCAAATGGGAGAAGAACACCAGACGGCCCAGTTTACTTCACTGGCAACCGCCAATACCGTCGGTACGGGCGGGTCCCAGACCCGCCCCGATTCGCCGGAGCTGCTAACGCAGCTGCATAAAGATGCGGAGGCGGTCCGCACTTTACTCGGTCTCCAGGAAGAACGCACCAAACTGGCAGCCGAGGCCGAAGCCGCCCGGGCAGTTCGCTTGCAGATGTGCCAGTACTTGCTCGACTCTGGCCTGAATGCCGGTAAGCTCCCCGCACCCATGGCTGAGCACGTCCGTAAGCAGTTCGAGAATAAAATCTTCGAACCCGCCGAGCTCAACGCCGCCATCGACTCCGCCCGCGCTCTGGTCTCCGAGCTCACCGGCGGAAAGATCATCTCTGGACCCACCGGCCGGGTTCACAGCATGTTCAGCAGCGAAGACCAGCTCCAGGCAGCCGTTGATGATATGCTCGACGCTCCGCGCGAGAAAGCCATGGTCGGCATCAAGACCGCCCGCCTGTCAGGCATCAAAGAGCTCTATATGATGCTCACCGGCGACCGTGACTTGTATGGTGGGTACTACGCCGACCGGGTGCAGCTCGCCACCACCGCCAATTTCACCGGCCTGGTCAAGAACGCCATGAACAAGGTTGTCGTTCAGCAGTGGGATCAGTTGGGCTCAGCCGGTTACGACTGGTGGAAAAAGGTCGTTCAGGTGGAGCATTTCGAAACCCTCAACCAGATTACCGGTGTGCTGGTCGGAACTGTGGGCGCTCTGCCTTCCATCGCAGAAGGAGCCGAGTACACCGAGCTCAAGATAGGCGACTCTCCGGAGACCGCCAACTTCACCAAGTACGGCGGGTACGTGCCTCTCACCCTGGAGCTAATCGACCGTGACGACACGCGCAAGCTGCGCCTTTACCCGCGTGAGTTGGCCAAAGCCGGCATCCGCAAGATCAGCGCGCTGGTAGCCGCCGTCTTCACCGATAACTCTGCCATCGGGCCGCTTATGGCTGATGGGGGATATCTTTTCAATGCCACCGCCGTAACCACAGCCGGTGGGCACGCCAACCTGCTCACTACCGCCTTATCCGCCGCTCAGTGGGAGACCGTCAAAGCCGCCATGTATAAGCAGCCGCTCTTGCTTGCCAATGAGACCGGCTACTATGGCACAGGCAGCCGGGCAGCTCTTAAGCCTCGTTACTTGTTGGTTCCGCTCGAGCTCGAGCTTACCGCTTCCAAGATCCTCTACGGAGATTGGGAGAATACCGCCAGCATCCATGCCGACAACCTGCAAAAGCAGAAGACCGGGGATGTGGTGGTAGTGCCCGAATGGACCGACGCCAATGATTGGGCCGCCGTGGCCGATCCGGCGCTGAGTCCTGCCATCGTAGTAGGTGAGCGCTTTGGCCTCATGCCGGAGATCTTCGTCGCCGGTGATGAGCTGAGCCCAGCCGTCTTTATGAATGACGAGCACCGCATCAAGGTCCGCCACTATGTGGCCATCCTGGTGCAAGATTTCCGCCCGTTGCATAAAGAAAACGTCTAATCAGATCTGTAGGGGCGGGTCTGGACGGTGATCTCAACCGTAACCCGCCCATCAATCATCCGTAGGGGCGGGTCTCAGACCCGCCCGTTCAATAGGAGAATGAAATGGGTTACGTCCACGATACTCAGTTTAGCCAGTTCATGGGTCCTTCCGACTTCTCTTTCACAGCCGGAACCTGGACCCCTACTATCGCCTCGAACGTGCATAAGACCGTGCGCACCGCTGCAGCCGCAGCCTTCACCTTCTCACTTCCCATCAAGATACCCGCCAATGCCGCCGGTCTCAAGGGCTGCTACCTCAAATCAATTGATTTTTGGTACAAGGTCGCTACTGCCGATCTGACCGACTTTGCTTCGCTCGGGCTCGATAAGGTTACTCTTTCCGCCGATGCCGCAGCTCCCACCGGCGCAGCCGTCACCGTCACTCTGGATGCCGCTCACCTCACCGCCGCCCTCCGCAAAGCCCAGCAAGACGGCAAAGCTACCATCACTCTTTCAACTCCGGTCTGGATCGGGGCAAATGATGTCTTTGTCCTCACCGGCGTTCTGGATTGCGCCGCCAGCAGCGTTGTTACCATCTATGGCGCTCGCGCGAACTTCACCCTGCGTGAGTAGGTGTGAACCGTAGGGGTAGGTCTGTGTGATCAGGTCTGTAGGGGTAGGTCTCGGACCTACCCCAGACCTACCCCGCCTTTCGTGTCCTTCGTGGTCTTTGTGGTTAATTGGAGACAGCCGGTCTCTGCTCGTTAAAGGAATTGATAATTTTGTCACCAATTTCGTGTCCTTCGCGTTATTTCGTACAATTCGTGTTCCAAGCTCTTAAGGAGTTTCAACCATGGGTAAGATCATTCCTGCCCGACTAATCGTAGCATCCCTCTTGTGCCTTCAACCTTACGAACTCATCAACTTCCGTGAGCTCGAGGACGGAGGGGCAGTCGCTATCGCTCCCACCGGCCAGAAGTATAAATTCACAGCCGAACATCTGGCAGCCAAGGAACAGATCCTCGCAACAACCTTGGAGACAGAAAATCGCACGTGTCCGGAGGGTATTGTCCCCAATCCCATCGTAGGGGTGGGTTTGAAACTCACCCAAATCTTGGATACAGAAGCTCGAGCGATATCCGGAGATCCTGTCTCCATCGATCCCCTCAAAGAAAATCTTAGCGTCCTTAGCGCCTTAGCGGTGAAACCTTCCCCCTTGGAGACAGAAAAGCCCAGGGTTCCGGAGGGTATTGACCCCAATTCCATCCTTGATAAGATCATGGAGACAAAAGAGCGCCAGGCAACGGCCAGTCCTGTCACCACCCATGTGGATACAGAAGGTCGCTCTTCGAAGACCAACCCTGTCACCACCAAGAATCCCAAAGAAAATCTTAGCGATCTTAGCGTCTTAGCGGTGAAACCTTCCCTTCTGGAGACAAAAAAGAGTCGACGGTCCGCTGAGCATGTTTCCAAAAAGAAGCCAATCCAATGACTGACCTAACTCTCCTCGAAGCCCAAACCGCCGCCCTCCTCCAGGATACCGCCGCCGTCGCCTGGTCAACTACCGAGATCGACGCCGCCATCCGCCTGGCCCTGGCCGAATATAGCAAAATCGTTCCGGTTGAAACCGAGACCGTGCTCACCCTCACCGCCGCCGGCCGGGAAATCATCTTGAGCTCATCGACCTTTGCCGGCATTTATAGCGTGCAAGAAGCCTGGTGGCCCTGGTACACCACCGGTGGCGAGGTCTGGCCTCCGAATCGGGTTGCAGGCTTCCGCTTGCGTGAAAACGCCGGCGTGTTGACCCTCTTCCTGTCCGCCATCGATGGCAGCCAGCCGCAGATCGGCGACAAGCTCCGTATGTGGTGGACCAAACCCCAAACCATCAATACCCTCGACAGCGCTGCCGCCACCACCCTCACCACCGAAGGGAAAGCCCTGGTAGCCCTGGGAGCCGCCGGTTACGCCGCCGCTTCCGGAACCCTCGACCGGAGTGAGGTATTGAACCTCGACGTATTGAGGAAGTGGGGTAATAGCATGCTGTCAGAATTCAGATCTAAGCTGGAGAAGATCCGCGCCGAGGCCGTCCGTACCAAAGGCGACCCCTTCGGCCGTGGCTGGTCTCTCGACAAATGGGATGTTGTCAGCTAATAGTTAATAGCTAATAGCAAAAACTTATGCTCTACAAACTATGACCTACCAGCTATGAGCTATGAGCTAATTCCTATGAGCTACCAGCTATGAGCTATGAGCTACTATGCTAAACACTCTGTCTAGAATTTCTCTCATCACCCCACTCGGTCTGATCTATGATCTCAACGATCAAGGCTTTTACTTGACCGATTCTTCCGATGGGCTGGGCATGGCTCCATTCCACCGCCTTGCAGAACGCAGCTCCCAGCAGCACGGCGAGACCGATTTAGGCTTCCGTCTCGATCCACGTACTTTTAAATTTCAGCTTACTTTGCGAGCTGCAACGCCCACTCTTTATTATGCACGTCGCGCTGAATTGTTAACTATCTTCCGACCTTCCGATACTCCGTTCGTTCTGCAGTTCACCTTGCCGGATGGTTCGATCCGTTGTATCGATTGTTTTCTTGAAAAAGGTCTAACCTTCGACACTGCCAAGCGAAAGGCATTAACCCAGGAGGCTGAGCTGGTCTTACGCGCTCCGGATCCAACCTTCTATGACCCCGCCATGAAGACTCTGGCTCTTTCCTGGAATGACGCTCAAGGCCTGCGCTTTCCGTTCACTTTCCCTCTCGTCTTCGGCACCGATTCGGCCACCATCTTGAGCCTGATCACTCTAACCGGAACCTGGTTGAGTTATCCCAAGATCATAATCTATGGTCCTGTCGACTGGCCTTGGGTGGTCAATAACACCACCGGCGAGGTCTTATTGCTTCAATACTCCATTTCAGCCGGAGAATCTGTCACCATCGACACCGCTTTCGGCTATAAGACCGTCAAGAATAATTCCAATGTCAACCTGATTAATTACCTGTCAACCATATCCGACCTGGCAACCTTCCACCTGGATCACGAGCTGCGCGCCGGGGATAATGAGCTCTCGATAGCCGGTGCAGCCATCGATCCTCTTCAAACTCAGATCCTATTTGAATATTACGAACGCTACATAGGGATTTAAAATGTCTCAAATTCCTGCCATCCATTGTTTTCCTGTTATTATTTTCGTGTTTTTCGTGTCTTTCGTGGTTAAAATTCTTACAAAGACACAAATAAATTGTCTTTTCCTATCCCCTTTATCCCCTTCATCCCAGTTAAATATCCGATAAGGACATAAATCATGGCCGAAACCTCTTTCTTCTGGACAGGCGCTTCCGTGGGTGACCACGGCGCTTATACCGACGATCAATTCTCCGATATCTTCCGCTCATTATTCACAGCCGGCCCAACCGTGCAGGGGGTCATCGCCGGCTATGCCGGTATGCTGGCCGTCAGCAATCCTTCCGGCAACACCATCCGCCTGGCCTCCGGCCTGGCCATGGTCGACGGGAAGGTCTACGAGAACACCGCCGATCTCGATATCGACATTCTCAGCACGTCTTTTAGTAATAATCGTTATGACCTGGTCGTGTTGCGTAAATCCTGGTCTGCTCAGACCGTCCGCCTGGCAATCGTTACAGGCGCCGAAGCTGCCTCGCCCACAGTTCCCACCGTCACTCAGATCGATGGAACGACTTGGGAAATTGCTCTTGCTAAAATCTACATCACAAGCGCCAGCGTTATCACCCTCACCGATCTGCGCGAGTATGCGCGCTTCGCTTCGCCTCTGGTCTATCGCCGCCAGGGTTCTGCAGCCGGTTGGACCGCTCCGGGTGTCATTAATTACATTCCAGCCATTACTTTTATTCAGGCCGGTTCCGCTCAAATCTCTTTACTGGGTGATCCGGATGGTACTAAAACCGTCACATTTCCGGTTGCTTTCAGCCAGGTTCCTTTGGTCCTGGTTACTTGTGATGCGCATAATTATGTTGTCACAGCCTCAGATATTTCCACTTCTTTGTTTTTGATCATGGTGGAGCATCGCGCCGGCGCTCTTGCCACCATCGATATCAAGATAAGCTGGCTTGCCGTGGGAGAAATTGAATAATGATTTCCTATCCCCTCCATCCCCTTCATCCCTGTTAAAAATCCCTCCCTATGACCAGCGAATACAAAGTCCACTTCCTTTCCCCCGCCGGCGTTTTGCTCTCCGTGGTAACTGACTTCACCTCCCTGCACTTGCTCCGGGAGGTGAATGGCATCGGAGACCTTGCCATCACCCTGCGCGGTGATCATCCCGCTCTGGCCGGTCTTACACACAAGAGCCTGATCGAGGTCTGGCGTCGTGATCGAGCTCACCGCCTGGATTGGTATTGTGAAGCCCGTTATATCTATCTGTATTATTCTCACTCCACCAAAGAGATCGGGCAGGTAGTCATCAAAGGCGTAGATCCGCTTTGGTTTCTGTCTACTCGCATCGTGGCCTGGGAGCCGGATACCACTGACCGCTCGATTTTCCATCATTCCGTACCTAAGATTATTAAATTACTGGTCAAGTACAACGCCACCGCCGCCGCCACTGTGGCAGCCGGCCGCTTGCGCGAAGGGAACATCCCCGAAGTTTCTCTTAATGATTTCCATGCTGACGATATAACTTACTGGTGGGAATGCTCTTATGAGAATTTACTTACCACCATCCAGGAAGTGACTACGTTGGGTGTTTCCCTGGGTGAAGCTGGCGATTTCTATATGTTTTACTTGGGGTCTGGTTTGTGGGAGTTCCGTTGGAAGCCTATCTGCCTGGGTGATGATCGTTCCGCCTCTCTTACTTTTTCTCTTGAGATGGGTACTATGTCCGAGCCGGTGTATATTTGTGACCGGCGCAAGGAAAAGACAGTGGCCATCGTTGCCGGCGGCGTCATCCGTGATCACTCTCGCGCATCGATTATTGAATATAGCTCGGATTATTCAGCAACCAATGACGCTGAAGTATATGTTCCTCTTCCGGGTGTCATCAATGCTCGCGCCATGGAGGCCGGTGCAGATGCCGCTCTCTTCAAGGTCAAGAAGGTCGATGCGCTCACTTTCAAGTGCTTCCAAACGCCGGCAATCTTTTATGGCGTTGATTATTTCCTCGGCGACCTGGTGACCACAATCTACCAGGGTGTTACCCGCGTCCAACAGATCTATAGCCTCGCCATCGATGCCGCCCCCACCGGCGAAACTTCACTGAGGATCAGCGCGGTATAAGAGATGAAAAGGCACCTCACCCCCGGCCCCTCACCCAATCGGGGAGGGGAGAAGAACACACCCCAGGTCCCGACACGGGACGGGGAGAAGATGGTCTCAAGGTGACGACATCTACGCGCAGTCGTGCGTTTTACGAAGGCTGGCTGCTCGACTTATACGATGACCCACGGGACGGGGTGGTAGCCTGGCTGTTGGGAGATGACGGTCAGCGCCGCCGGCTGCACCAGGACTTTCCGGTCACTTTTTACACGGCCGGGCCCAACGAAGACCTGCGCCGGCTGTGGCATTTCCTCGAGGGTCAGCAGGCCGCCGACGGTTACGATGGCACATCGTCCGATCACCGTTACACCATCCAACTGTCCAGGCAGGAGCGCAAGGACCTGTTCTGCCCCAACCCGGTCACGGTGCTGGCCTGCCAGGTGAGCCAGCCGGCGGCCCTGCCCAGGCTCTTCCGCCAGGCGGCGCAGCGCTTCCCGGAACTGACCTATTACGACGCGGATATCCCCACCGCCCTGCGCTACGCGGCGGTTTACCATGTCTTTCCACTGGCGCGCTGCCGGGCGGAGGCTACTACAGACGGGCGCATATTAAGCCTGGAAGCGCTGGATACACCCTGGGAGCTGGACCCGCTCCCGCCGCCGCTGCGCACTCTGACGCTGGAGCCGAACGTGGCTCCAGCGCACGGCGAGCCGAAATATATAGCTATACGCATCGGGAACAAGGGCCGGCCCCCCGGCCCGGTCGCCTACCGCCTGCCCTTGGAGCCTGCCCGCCCCTTTCTGATCAACCTGCGCGCCATCCTGCACCGTCACGACCCCGACCTGCTGCTGAGCACCTACGGCGACACCTGGCTGTTCCCGCTGCTGCTGCGCCTCTGCCGGTCGAGCGGGCTGTCCCTGCCGCTCAACCGCGAGGCGAACCGCGGCGTGGCCCACCGCCCGGAGCGCACCTACTTCTCGTACGGGCGGGTGGTCCACCGCGGGCAGCAGTTCCACCTGTTCGGGCGCTGGCACATCGACACGTGCAATGCCATGCTCTTCCACGATTACGGCATGGACGGAGTGAAAGAGCTGGGGCGCGTGTCGGCCCTGCCCATGCAGACCGTGGCGCGCGTCTCGCCGGGCACGGGTATCTCCGCCATGCAAATGCTGACCGCGCTGCGCCTGGGAGTGCTGGTGCCCTGGCACAAGCAGCAGGCCGAGCGTCCCAAGACGGCGCTCGACCTGTTACGCGCCGACCAGGGCGGCCTGGTCTACCAGCCTACCATTGGGCTGCACCCACACGTGGCCGAGCTGGACTTTATCTCCATGTACCCCAGCATCATGGCGCATTTCAATATCTCGCCGGAGACCGTAGGGGCAGGTCTATTTCCGGATGTAGATGCCCAGATGCACAACGATCCCAGACCTGCCCCTGCAGGTCAGCTTCCGGAAGTAGACGCTCAACTTCACAGTTCAAGACCTGGAGGGGCAGGTCTATTTCCGGACGCAGATGCCCATCCGAACAACGATTCAAGACCTGCCCCTACAACGGAACGCGGGCTGGTGCCGCAGACGCTGGAGCCGCTGCTCAATAAGCGCCTGGCGCTGAAGCTGAAGCTGGCCACTTTGCCGGGCTGGGATCCGCGCCGTAAGGCCTATACGGCCCAGGCTTCGGCGCACAAGTGGCTGCTGGTAACCTGTTTCGGCTACCTGGGTTATAAGAACGCCCGCTTCGGGCGCATCGAATCGCACGAGGCGGTCACGGCCTACGGGCGCGAGACGCTGCTGACCGCCAAGGAGGCCGCCGAAGACCTGGGCGGCACGGTGCTGCACATGTACGTGGACGGGCTGTGGGTGCGCCAGGCAGGCCTGGCAGCCCCGGCGGATTTCCAGCCCATGCTGGAGGAGATGGCGACCCGCACCGGGCTGCCGATTGCCCTGGACGGAGTGTACCGCTGGGTGGCTTTTCTGCCCAGCCGAGTTAATGCACGCGTACCGGTAGCCAATCGCTATTTCGGCGTGTTCCAGGACGGCTCGATTAAGATGCGCGGCATCGAGGCGCGCCGCGAGGATACGCCGGCCTTCATCGCCCATTTACAGGTGGAGATGCTCAAGCGCCTGGCCCAGACGCCCGACCCGGGGCCGGCCTCCACCCCCGAGCAGATGCGCCTGGCCCTGGCGGAGGCCCTGCCCGGGCTGTACGCGTTCCTGCGCGCCCGCCTGCGCGACCTGCGCCTGGGACGCGTCCCGCTGGAAGAGCTGCTGGTGACGCAGCGCCTGAGCCGCGCTCTGGACGAATACAAAACGCCCTCGCCGGCGGCGCGCGCCGCGGCTCAATTAGCCGCGGTAGGCAAGCCGCTGCGCGCCGGTCAGAGAGTGCGCTTCTTCATTACATTGGGGGAGCCGGGAGTTTATGCCTGGGATTTGCCCCAACCGGTCAACCCGCTTGCGCTGGATGTGCTCCGCTACACCGAGTTGGCCCTGCGCGCCGCGGCTGCGGTAGTGCAACCGCTGGGGATCACAGAGCAGGCGCTGAAGGATAGGGTGTTGGAGGACGCGACGCGTTTGCCAATGCCGCTGAGGCGGCCCCGGCTGGCTGCTGCCGTTGTTTGA